CGCAGAAGCATCTGCGAGACCACGAACTCCCAAAACGTCGCGGCGGTGAAAGCAGCACATGGCTGCTCGTTGAACAGCCACCACAAGTCGTGGTCGATCTCGGTCCGCGCAGAACCCTGACGTTCGTAGAACTTAAGCGGGCAGCTCGCAATCGAACCCTTGATGAGCGTCTCGCACGCAGACACGGCCGACACCTGCATGGCGGTCTGCTCGTTGACCACAGCACCAGAGGCCGTAGACGGGAACCCGGCGAGCAACGCATGCAGGCCAGTGGCATCCGAACTCGGGATGATCGCGCCATCGGGAATCGCGTCAAACACCGGCTCCACGCGCGGCTTCGATTCGCGCTTGTTGCCGAAAGGCCAGATAGGCATCAGATCACCACGAACCCTTGTCGAATGATGGTCGGGCCATCGGGAGTTGCCGCCTTGCCCATCGCCATTGCCAGCGCCTGGAGTCCGTCGATGCGGCCCGTCGCCTTGCTCTTGTCCAGCTTTCGCCCGTCCGCAGCGTCCCGAACCGCAATCGCGTTGGCCGCGTGGTTGCGCAAGATCGGGTGGCCGCCATGCAACAGGCGGACGTTCAACAACTCGGTTTCCAGCGCATCAAGCGCGGGCGTCATGTCCTTGAAGCCCTGCCCCCACGGGAACATGGGCAGCTCACGACCGACGCGCTTCAACTCGGCCAGCAGCACGTCGATGCGCCAGCGGTCGAACGCGATGGCCTGCACCGGATACGTGTCGCAAAGATCCAGCAGGCGCTGTGCGACCCACTCGTATTCAACGGACAGGCCCGGAGTGAGCGTCAGCAGCCCATCCCGCGCCCACACGTCATAGGGCACGCGATCACGATGCGCCCGGTCATTCACGCCGTCCTGCGGCGCGAAGAAGTGCGGACGGACGTGCCACAGCCCCGACGCATCCTTGGCGACCATCACCAAGGCGGTGAGGTCGTTTCGTGCGGACAAATCCAGCCCGATGTAGCAGGGCCCCTTGCGGAACACGTCCTCGTCTGGTTCGCCGTTGCAGGCATCCCACACCGACCGCGACACGAACGGGTTATGGACCGTGACGCGCTGGTTGAGGATCAGGTTGCGGTAGGCAGACTCACGCGAGGGCATCCGGCGTGCGCCTTCCGCCTGGTCGCGCACTTCGACCGGATTCTGGAAGTCCCCGTAAGCCGGGTTGGCAGCCTTGATGGCTTCTTCCCCGAACGGGTCCAGCGCATCGTCCGCCGAGTACAGCCACAGCTTGGTCCGCGGGTCCTTGCCTTCCCTCGCGTCGTCGATCAGTACCGACAACAGGTCGGCATCGGTCGGCGCCTGCGTTGAGATGACGATGGACAGCGGTTCCTGCTGTGCGCCCGAGGCCGTCTCCAGCGCCTCGTACAACTCGCTACGCGGCCCGCGCACCTGCCCAAGCTCGTCGTGCACCGTAAAGACGGGAGAGAGCCCGTAGGCGGTACTGGCGTCGGCTGAGAGCGCCCGGTAAAGAGTTCCCAGCTCAGGGCAGAACAACTGCTTGTTGCTGTCCCGGATGACGACGTACTGCGAAAGCTCCGGCGACATGCGCACGATCTTTGCCGCCAGGGAGAACAGGATCGCCGCCTGCTCCCGCGACTGTGCCGCCGAGTAGAGCTGGCTATTGGCGCGGGCTTCGGGTCCACACAGGTGCAGCAGGAGCAGGAACGCCGAGATGGCGGTCTTGCCGTTCTTGCGCCCGAACGACACGATTGCTCGCCGCGTTGGCGAGTCGTAGATGCCGCAGATGATTTCACGTTGCCACGGGCGCAGCACGACTGGCTGGCCCACCAAGGAGCCTTCCGGCACCCTGCAAAACTCGGTAATCCAGTCGGCGTTTCGCTCGCCGCGCGTCAGGTTTGCCACGGCTTAGCGCCGCTCACCTTTTTGTCAGCCGTTGCCGCAGCCTGCGGCGTGTACCGGCTCTGCTGGGTCAGGCGCAGCTTCGTCGCAATCGACGTGGCGCGCTTGGCCTCCTTGTCCCGCATGGTCAGGAGATCCTTCAAGCTGTGGTCGGCGGTACCGGCCAGCGTCGCTTCGATCTCCAGCGCCAGGCGGTTGCCCATGTCCACGGCGCGGATGTATTCGGTCAGCAGCGGCGCGTTGTCGGCGGCGAACCAGTCAACGGGTTTCCCCGCGACGATCTCGCGCCACAGCGCACTCTGCGACTCCGTGAGTCCTTGCGGCGGCTCCATCCGCTGCGGCAGCGAGGTAGGCGCCACAACAGACAGGGCAGCCGTCGATTTGCGGCCCCTGCCTTCCATTTTCCAATCTCCTAACGTTCTACCTGCGCAACAACAAAAGCTCAGCGGTCACTTGAACCGTACGAAAAATCGCAGGACCGTACGGTGAAATTGTTACGGTTAATCAAAGCAAAG